CCACGGATCACCATGATGGGTTTGTAGTCTGCTGACATTTTAGCACCAGCAGTCATGAACTCGTCGAACATGGCTTCCAGTTCGCCACTACACTCCGATACTTTTTCGCGAAGCCTATCTTGGAGATTGGGTTTTGCTGGCTCGTCATCTGAGATCTGTGCTTCTGCTTGAATTTCTTGTTTGATGGCCACAAGTTCTGCAATCAAATTGTCCAGTTGTATCTGCTCATGGTCGCTCAACTGCAACCCCATCATGCTCATACGGCATAGCCAACCGGTTGTGAGTCGCATTTGACTGTCTGGCAAGGTACGCACCTGTCGTGCTTCTCGGGTTTTTTCATGCAAGTCCAAGTAAGCCACAACAAAGTCCTTGGCTTCTTTTTTGCCGTAAAAGTAATTGTACCAACCAAACGCATTGCTCAACGCACTGATACGACCCTCTGTGGGCTGATTACGCCAAGTGGGTTCCAATCCTACATATTTGGTATCAGGGCTACGTGGGTTAAGTGGCTTGAGTGTGGCAGTGACTTTCATGTGTTCTCCAAAGTATGCTGTAATTATAACAGATCAGGGTTTTTTGGTCAAGTAAACAGAAAGTATTACCTATAAATACTACTATGCCAAGACTGTCACTTTATAGGCCTAATAGAACGGCTGACTACCAATTTTTTGATCGCACCATTGCAGAAATGTACCAGGTGGGAGGTGTCGATTGCTATTTGCACAAATACATGGGTCCGTTGACCAACGACAACGAAGGCGACAATGACGCCACCCTGCCCAAGTACACAGAATCCAATCCCTTGTTTATTGAAGACCTGCTGTTGTTGGAAAATCGTGATCGCAAGTACGATCCCGATGTGTATGTCATGCGCGGTGTATATCAAACACAGGACATAGACTTTGACCTAACACAGTTTGGCCTGTTCCTAAACAACGACACCTTGTTTATTACGTTTCACTATAACCGCATGATTGACACCATGGGTCGCAAACTCATGAGCGGTGATGTGCTGGAACTGCCCAACCTGCGTGACTACAATCCGCTCAATGAAACTATTCCCAGAGCCTTGCCCAGATTCTACGTGATTCAAGATGCGGCATTTGCGTCTGAAGGTTTTAGTCAAACGTGGTTGCCGCACTTGTGGCGAGTAAAATGCACACCCATGGTCAATGCTCAAGAATTCAATGAGATTACCAAAGAACCTTTCGAACCCATCAACATTTGGGATCCAGGTAATTTTTATCCAGGTGGTACCACCGTGCTCTACGGCGACAAATATTATATCAGCACCAAAAACGTGCCTCCAGGTACAGACATTACCAATACACAGTACTGGCAAGAAAAATCAAACCCTGCTACCTTGGCAGACAAGATGAGTACTCGACCCAAAGACTTGGAAATCAATGATGCTATCCTAATTCAAGCCGAAGCAGAAATACCCCGGTCAGGATTTGATGTTGTGAAGTTTTATATTGTGGCTACTAACTTAGATGGCACACCGGCCAATCCTACCAACGCAACTTATACCGCAGACTATACCATAACAGATGCTTCAAGAACAGTGGCCAACGATGGTAACAGTCCGCGCGGTGACGGCTATACAGCAGGTTATCTCACAGGAGATGGCCGAGCACCCAACGGCTTGCCGGTCACAGCCGGTGTAAACTTTCCTGTAAGTCCTATTGCTGGACAATATGCACTGCGATTGGATTACTTCCCCAATCGACTGTTCCGCTTCAACGGCAGAACCTGGGTCAAGATCGAAAGCGATGTGCGTACTCAACTCACGCCCGGAGCCACCAACAATACTTTACGCAGTAGTTTCGTTAACAATACATACACTACGCCAACTTCAGACCAGGGCAACATTCCAAGTCGTCAAAGTCTCAGCCAGGCGTTGCAACCCAATTTGGCCAATGGCGATAACGGTGGCAATGTTGAGCCACCCAACCCGTATCCACCAACGCAACCTTATCAACCATCGAGTTAATCTATGCAAATGTTTTTTTATGATGAACAAATACGCAGATACCTGCTACAGTTCACACGCATGGTCAGTCTGTTCCAAGTAGAATATGGGCGCAATGAGCAAGGTACCAAAGACCTGGTACGTGTACCTGTACGGTATGGTGATGCCAGTCGCCAGGCCGCTACAATCATGCAACAAAACTCGGCCAATGCATTGCCATCGACTCCGTTGATAACATTTTACATTACAGGATTGGACTATGATCGTCCTAGAATGCAAGAGCCATATCATGTGAACAAGATGCAGGTGCGTCAACGCACTTACGATCAAGCAACAGACACCTACGACACCACACAAGGCAACGCATTTACCATTGAACGACTGATGCCTGTACCTTATCGTATGACCATTAACCTGGACATATGGACTTCAAACACCAACCAAAAGATGCAGATCTTTGAACAAATTGCTACCTTGTTCAACCCCAGTTTAGAAATTCAAAGTAGTGAAAACTACATTGACTGGACCAGTTTGAGTATTGTAGATTTAGAAAAAGTAAATTGGACATCAAGAACCATTCCTGTGGGCTCAGAAAATCCCATTGACATCATGACGCTGACATTTGGTATTCCTATCTGGATAAGTTCGCCGGCCAAGGTCAAGAAACTGGGTGTGGTCGAGCGTGTGATTGCAAGTATATTTGATGCCAACGGCGATGCGGCCAACGCTATCCTGGACAATGATTTGTTGTTGGGCACACGACTCAAAGTCACTCCATGGAACTATCAGGTGTTGTTGTTGGATGGGCAGTTGCAGATCCTACAACCTGCACAAACTGTTGTGCCCAACAGATTAAGTTTAAATCCGTTTACATTTCCAATTGTAGAAGATCCGCAGATAACTTGGCCTGCTGTGGTCGAAGCATACGGTGTGTTAAGGCCTGGCATTAGTTATATCACATTAGACAATCCTTGGAATCCAGATTCAAGTATTGTGGGGACTATTACACTAAATCCTGCTGATGACCGATTGTTTATCTTTAACATTGACCCCGACACAGCGCCACCGAATACCTTGCTCCCGGTTATCTCTGTAATCAATCCTTTGCTGAGTGGACCAAATAATGGCTTACCTGCACCAGCACTGGGGCAACGTTATTTGATCACTGAACCAACTGGCAATGCCACTAACTCACAAAATCCTGATGCTTGGTTAGGAGCAGGCGGCCAACCATTATTGGCCAATGCCAATGATATCATTGAGTTCAATGGTGTGCGCTGGGAAATAGCATTCAATGGACAGACTGACACAGAAGTACAATATGTGACCAACACTACTACCCTAATACAATACAAGTGGACCGGTGATGCCTGGGTCAAAAGTATCGATGGCTTGTATGCCGGAGGCTCGTGGAATCTAATACTGTAAAGGCAGTGGGTGTTTGGTTCTACTGTGGCCGCACTCAACGCTATCTTTATCTACTAAGAAACGATGCCAAGTATCCTGACACCTGGGGCTTGGCCGGGGGCAAGGTCGAAGCCGGAGAAAATCTATTGGTGGCAGTGGAACGCGAGTGTGCGGAAGAACTGGGCAGTGTGCCTGACTACGAACGCTTGATACCCATAGAAAAATTCACGTCACCAGATGGTGCGTTTGAATATCATACTTTTTGGTGCAGGGTAGACTATGAGTTTGTGCCTGATCTAAATCACGAACACACAGGCTACGCCTGGATTGAATCAGGGCGTTGGCCAAGACCTTTGCATCCTGGCTTGTGGAATACTGTTAACTTGGATGCTGTTCAGCAAAAAATTCAGCAGGTGGAACAGACTTTATAGTCTGCCAACCACAACTTCAATTGTGCCAACGTCTGTGCCTGAGTAACTCTCTAGTGCTTTGCCGATAATCATTCCAGATCGATATTTTGTCTGATCTAATCGTTCAGCAACACCAGCCCGATTACTTGACACCACTTGATCACCTGCGGCGATTGGTCCAATCACTTGACATGGCACACGCCCAATCAAACCAACCTCTACAGTAAATTCAGATTGCAGTCCTGAATTCATCACGTGAGCAGGATTGGTAGATACTATGCCGGCGATTTTGGTATCGTGGCTGACTGTGCTTGTTGTGACTTCTTGCGAGCCACCAAATACCAGTACTGTGCCCGGAGGATACTGTGCATCAGACTTGTAAACTTCGGCCAAGTCAGCGTAGAGTGCTGTGGTCGCTTGAGCAAACAGTCTGTTGAAGTAGTTGCTGGCATTGCCAATGTTGGCTGTGGCGTTGGCGGTACTGGTTTGAATATTACCTGACACAATCAACACCCCACTACCCGCGGCTGCTGTACCAGTAATGGTTAAATTGCCACCAGTGGTGATGTTTCCGCTGACGCTGGATAAACCAGTTGTAAAAATACCAGTCGATGACACAACAAATACGTTTGATGTACCACCAATTGAGATATTGGCATTACCACCTGATGCGCCAATGTTGGCTTCACTTGTGCCATTAAATATCTTACTGGCACTGAGACCTGACAATTGACTGCCGTTACCAATAAAGTAATTGCCAGTGATATTACCTGTGACGCTGGCCAAGCCGGTGGCTAACAAATTTCCACTATTGACATTACCAGAGACACTGATACTTACAAACGAGTTGCCCAGTGATGTACTCACCGTCCAAGCAGTCAACGCTGTGCTGTAAGTATAGACTATACCATTTATGGTAGCCTGTTGCCCATTGATTGGTGACGTTGGAAATGCCATTATAGTCTCCCTACCACAACTTCAATTACACCAGGTTCGGCACTGGAGTAACTCTCTAATGCCTTGCCAATAATCACACCTGGTTGGTATTGTGACATGTCCAAGCGTTCGGCAACACCTGCACGGTTGCTTGCGACCACACGATCACCTGCGGCAATAGGTCCTATAACTTGACAAGGAACTCTTCCTACCAGAGCCACTGCCACAGTACAATCGGCATTTAATCCTGAGTTCATTATGTGTGCTGGATTGGTAGATACTACTCCTGCGATACGAACATCATGACTCACGGTACTCATAGTAACTTCTTGTGAGCCACCAAATACCAATACTGTGCCCGGAGCATATTCCTGGTCTGCTGTATACATCTCTGCCAAGTCAGCATACAGTGCCGTGGTTGCTTGAGCAAACAGTCTGTTGAAATAGTTGCTGGCGTTGCCAATATTGGCAGTGGCATTGGCTGTACTGGTTTGAATGTTACCCGAAACGATTAGTACTCCACTACCTGCGGCAGCAGTACCAGTGATAACCACGTTAGCGGCTGTTACGTTGCCAGTCACTGATACCACAGCCCCCAAATGACTTGTACCAGTTACAGTACCTGCGGCTGATATTAAACCACCTGTCAACAAGTTGCCACCAGTGATGTTAGCAGCCGAGGTAATAGTTGATGTAGCAGATATCAGGCCACCTGTCAACAAGTTGCCACCAGTGATGTTACCACTTGCTGAAATTAAACCAGTTACATATTCGCCTGTGGTGGCAAACACTGCCACGTTTGCAGTTCCACCAATACCAACTGTGACGTTGCCGCCTGAACTTACTACGTTGACATTTGATGTGCCACTAGAAATACTTGTTCCGCCGCCGCCTGCTATACCAGTCAATTGAGAACCATTACCAATAAAGTAGTTGCCGGTAATGTTACCAACAGCACTGACCGTTCCACTCACCGTTAAATTGGCAAATGATGTAGGAGGACTTTGATCAACCCACTGGTTACCAGTTCCATCGTTTATGTACAAATACAGTTTAGCGGCATAGGAATCGTACCAAGCATCACCTGGTACTGCGCCTGACGGTGCGGTGTTGGCCTGCGTGGTCCATTTGTATACTCTGACACCGCCAGATATCACGTTGCCGCCAGTAATGTTGCCACTTGCACTTACAATACCTGTGACTAAAACACCTGTAGTTGCTACAACCACAACGTTTGATGTGCCGCCAATTGTGATGTTGGCATTACCGCCTGATGCACCAATGTTGGCTTCGCTTGTGCCATTGACAATTTTAGTAGGTGTTCCTGATGCGATACCAGTGAGTGCGCTGCCGTTACCAATAAAATAGTTGCCAGCGATATTACCAGTGGCACTAACAACACCGGCAGTTAGATAATTTCCTGCTGTACTATTGCCTGTGCTGGAAATCAATCCATTGTTTAAGATATTGCCGCCAGTAATGTTGGCTGTGACAGACACCACAGCACCCAGATGACTTGTGCCAGTGATAGTGCCAGCGGCGCTGATCAGGCCACCTGTCAAGATGTTGCCACCGGTTACGTTGGCTGTTACTGCCAATGAAGCCAATGTTCCAACACTTGTGATATTGGTTTGTGCGGCTGTGGTCAGTGTACCAGTTAAGTTAGTAGCACTGACCAGTGTTGCGCCTGTTAAGTTACCTGCTGTTATGTTACCAGTGACTGCCAGTGATGTCAATGTACCAACTGACGTGATGTTCGCTTGTGCGTTACCACTTACAGTAGCCGCATAACTTGTTGTTGGAATGCTCAGTGTGCCTGTGACGTTGGCACCCGGTATTGATGTCAGTCCAGCACCAGATCCATTAAATTGTGACCCTGTGATAGTTGATGTAGCACTTATCAGGCCACCTGTTAAGATATTACCACCAGTTACGTTGGCGGTTACAGAAACAACTGAACCCAGATGACTTGTACCAGTCACTGTACTTGCTGCCGATATCAATCCACCTGTTAAGATATTACCACCAGTTACGTTGGCTGTGACTGCTAAACTACCCAGTGTACCAACTGATGTAATATTGGTTTGTGAGGCAGTGGTCAATGTACCTGCGATACTTGTACCTGACAGGTTACCACCAGTGATGTTACCAGTTGCAGAAATCAATCCGCCTGTTAATAAATTACCACCAGTAATATTACCACTAGCACTTATTAAACCTGTAACATATTCACCTGTAGTAGCAAACACTGCTATGTTTGATGTACCACCTATACCTACACTAACGTTGCCGCCGGAACTCACAACATTCACGTTTGATGTACCACTGACAATCTGTGTGGGTGTTCCTGTTGCAATGCCAGTTAACTGTGATCCGTTACCAATGAAGTAATTGCCAGCGACGTTGCCAGTGGCAGTGATCAGTCCACCTGTTGTTATATTACCGCCAATCACGTTGGCTGTGGCCGACAAGGTGGTTGTGACAACAGTGGCTGGCAGACTGAGTGTGACATTACCGTTACCGTAGGTAGCAGTGACCTGGTTTGTGGTTCCAAGTATCGGTTCGTCGATGGTTATCCAGGTATTGGCTGAAGTAGCAACACCAGACCACGGAGCCAACGGAGGAATTGAAATGCCAACGTTGGCTGCGGCTTGATCAATTGTGCCACTGAGTGGAGGATAAAGTATTATGGTGTTGGCAGTATCGTTAACCACAACAGCAAATTGGCCAGTAGTGGCACTGGCCGGCAGAATAGCACCCGAAGAAGCATTACCAGTGGTATACTGCACAATGGTGGTTGAGATTGTGGCTGCGTTGGCTTGAACTGTACCACTTGTTCCTTGAGCAACAGATGCGCTCCACGCCTGATAGGCTCCTGCCACAGATTGTATAATATTACCTGCCACTGACAATCTATTGCCGGAAGTGATGTTTCCACCTGTGATGTTACCAGTGGCTGATATCAATCCACTTGTTAATACGTTACCAGCAATCACATTGCCTACAACACTTGCCACTCCGTTTATAGGAATATTTAAATTTGCACCTGTTATATTGGCCACAGCCGAAATTTGTCCAAGTGATACAAGATTACCACCTATAATATTACTTGTGGCTGTTATCAATCCACCTGTTAATATGTTGCCACTGGTTACGTTACCTGTGGCCGATATCAAGCCTGCAGTTAGCAAATTACCACCGGTGACATTGGCTGTAACTGATACTACAGCACCTGTATAACTAGCCACGTTTACAATATTGGTAAACATACCATTGTTAGCAATTACGTTGGCAGTAGCACTTACCAGACCACCAGTGAGTAAGTTGCCACCGGTGATATTGCCCACAGCACTGGCTGTGGTTGCAATCTGTACTGCATTGAAATAGGCTGTGCCCCAGTAGTTGCTGGTGCCACCAAGAGCCAATGTGGCATTGGCCGCGGGTGTGACAGCAATATTACTTTGCCAACTTGTGGTAGCGTTGTTGTATCTCCAGGTGGCCAAGTTGTTGTTACCAACATCTATACCAGCATTGTTCAGTGCGGCACCTGTGTTTTGATTGTTACCAACAGTGATGTTGAGATCATTGGTGGTAATTGTGTTTGAATTGATGGTTGTGGTATTGCCGTAAACTGTTAGGTTACCATAGATAATAGCATCGCCTGTGTTGCCGGTACCAATTGATAAGGATCCGCCTGTGACAGCACCCACTGCCGAAACTTGCCCACCTGTTAGGATGTTACCACCTGTGATATTGGCTGTGACTGAAACAACTGAACCCAGATGACTTGTGCCAGTTATGGTACTTGCGGCACTGATCAATCCAGCAGTTAAGATGTTACCACCTGTGATATTGGCCGCACTGGTGATTGTACTTGTAGCACTGATCAGGCCCGCAGTCAACAAGTTACCACCAGTTACGTTGCCACTTACTGATACTACAGCACCTGTATGGCTGGCCACGTTCACAATGTTGGTGAACATGCCATTGTTGGCAGTGACATTGCCTGTAACAGAAACAAGGCCTACAGTGAAACTGGCCACGTTCACAATGTTGGTGAATATGCCGTTGTTGGCTATCACGTTAGCAGTTGCGGATATTAGGCCACCTGTAAGTAGATTTCCACCTGTAATGTTACCTGTGCCACTAACAATGCCAGACCCAAATAATAAGTTACCACCAGTAATATTACTAGTGGTGCTTACTGGATTGCTACCCAAAGCAGCCAAGTTAGCCACAACATTGGCGTTGCCATAACTTGAGGCAATTCCAGTTAGTTGCGATCCATTACCAATGAATACGTTGCCAGAGATGTTACCGGCGGCACTGATGAGGCCACCAGTTAAGACGTTACCACCTGTAATGTTACCACTTG